CTACGTTGATAGCGCTCGCATTCATCAACAAGAAGAAGTAAAAAAAGAAAAGAGCCCTGCGGAATGCAGCTCCGCGGGGCTCTTGTTGGAAAATCGCTATATAAATTATAGAATATTGGAGCTTAAAAGTCAATAAAAAACAAAAAGAGCGGCGGCTCTTTATCGGGCTCGTATTGAGTATTATCTTAACGACCATAACCGAGAAGGGCTGCCGCGGATAAGGAGACAATATGCAAAACAACAAAAAAGAAAATTTCTCTTTCGGGAATGAGAGTCAGCGTCAAGTCTCGTCTCGTCAAGTCTCGTCTCGCCTGTCGTTCAGACAAGCGATCGAGAAGGCGAAGGAACAGATCAATATCGAGTGTTTCAATCCGTCGGATCGCGCTATGGTGCAGGAGATAATCTCGAATATCGCGGAGGTATATATGCTCTACGATTCGGCTCCGGTCAAGATCGCCGGGGACACGCTCGACGGATATATCGTAAAGCAAGTTTTCGAGGAGATCCGCGAGGAGCACGTGCAGCTCGTGATCGAAAACTATCAGAGAATCACGTATATCGTGAATTATAAAAAATCTTACATAAGGACGGCGCTCTATAATGCGGTTTTCGAAATCGAAGCGCACTATACGAATTTAGTCAATCACGATTTGAACGGCGTCTGATCGGAGGCGAGTATGGCTTACACTTACAGAGAGCGCCGCTATTACTGCGGCGATTATCTCGAAGTAGATATGTTCCCGGTCTTTCCGGTAGCAAAGAGCCGATCAAAAAAGAAAAATCAGACGTCAGAGGTTCAGCAGAAGCTCAACGAGCACAACGCGGAGCAAAAGCTCGTTCGCCTTCTTAATGCGAATTTCACGAGCGAAGATATCGAGATTCACTTAACATACGCGAACGAGAATCTCCCGCAGACGGACGAAGAGGCGGCGCGGGATATTCAAAACTTTTTAAGGCGAGTTAAACGGCTACGAAAAAAGAACGATCTTCCGGATCTGAAATATATTTGCGTGACGGAAGGCGGGACAGACGGAAAACGGTATCACTTTCACGTGACAATGAACGGCGGGCTCGACAGAGACGAGCTCGAAAAGCTGTGGGGGTTTGGTTACGCGAATTCCCGGAGATTGCAATTCAACGAAAACGGCGTCGAGGGTTTGGCTCGATACATAACGAAGCAGTTCAGAGAGAAGAAAGAAGGCGGAGAGACGATCTTCCGGAAACGTTGGACGGCTTCAAAGAATCTCGTCAATCCGCCTCCGAAGGATCGGGACGGGCGGATCTCGTCGAAAAAGGTAAAAGCGCTTGCGGAAGAATGCTACGGATTTTCCTTCGAGAATCTTTATCCGGGATATTCATTCGCTTCCTGCAAGCCGTTTCACAACGACGTAAACGGCGGGTATTATCTCGTCGTAAGGTTATACAGGGACAGAGCGAAGCTCGATAATAAAAAGCGAAAACGAAAAGACGGAGGGTAAAATGGGCTCGAATAGGTGCTTATGCTGCGGAGAAGAAATACCGGAAGGCGGTCAGATCTGCAAAGCTTGCAGAATCAAATACGGAGTAGATCCGGATCCTGCGGGAAAGGTCAGACACGAACAAAGAGAAGCGGAGGAGCAGGAAGCGCTCATCACGTGGACGCGATACAATGAAACACGGTTCCCGGAGCTCGCTTTGCTGTTCCATATACCGAACGGAGGGAGCCGGAATAAATTCGAGGCGAAGCACCTAAAAGCGCAGGGAGTAAAAGCAGGCGTTCCGGATCTCTTTCTCCCTGTTCCGAGAGGAGCTTTTCACGGGCTCTTCGTCGAAATGAAATACGGGAAAAATAAACAGACGGATTCTCAAAGACAATGGGAGCGGAGATTGACGGAACAGAAATACGCATACTTCGTTTGCTATTCGTGGAGAGAAGCGGCGGACACGATCGAAAAATATCTGAAACAAGGAGGGACGGGAAAATGAATCTCGATTACGTCAAGGCGGCGGAGCAGGATATCCGGAGCTTGCCTTATCTGAAAAAATCTATTGCGACGCTCGAAAAACGGCGTAGCTTCATTCTTGCGAAAGGAGTAAAGGACGAAGATCCGAATCTGTCGGATCCGTACATTTCAGAGAAGAAGATAAACGACGATCTGAACGAGAAGCTCGCGCTTGCCGAGATCTCCGCAGAGATTATCTCCGTAAAAAGCGAAATCGCAATGATCGAGGGAACGCTGAAAGAGCTTCCGGACGAAGAGCGAAAGGTTTTGATTATGTTCTTTCAGCAAGGGCTCGCAGCGGACAAGATCGTGGAGAAGCTTTACCGGGAATCAGAAAAGACGGTTTACAAGCTACGGAATCAAGGGATATATCACTACTGCTTGATTTACTACGGCTACGGAAAAAAATAATGCCATGAAAAAGTAAAAGATTTTTGCCTTAAACTATTGACGCATAAGTGATAAAATTATACCGTGAAGAGCTGTAAAAAGCTCCGGGTAATAAATGCGATAGAGCGAGGCGAGGGGTGGGAGCCAACATTTCACAATGCGAGATTTTGCGAAAGAGTTCTATCAAAGCAAGGCGTGGAGAGAAACACGCGCTTATATCTTTAAGCGGGATTTAGGGCTTTGCGTTCGCTGTGGCAAGCCTGGAGAGATCGTTCATCACAAGCGATATCTGACACCGGACAACATAGACGATCCGAGCGTCTCGCTTAACGAGGATAATTTAGAGACGCTCTGCCGTGAGTGTCACGCACTCGAACACGAGGGCGAGCTTCCCACGGATAGAGCGCTGACATTTGACGAGAACGGAGATCTCGTCGAAAGGTGGCAATCGTGACAGAGATAACGATCTACACAACAGCGGGAGCCGTGACGTATGTCGTGCGCGATACGTGCGACAACTTCAAAGAGAAGCTGACGGCAGCTCTCGAACAGGGAACGACGACGGTCGAGACGATCGAGGGATCGAGCTTGATCGTTAATACTTTGAACGCTGCGGCGATCGAAGTAAAAGAAATCGAAGAAGCTAATCCCCCCGGTCGATAACACGGAAAACGCGTTTTTAAGAACCGCGGCACAGTCCCCTTTATGACCGATCCGGGCGCACATAGAGGGGGGGGCAAGCGAAAGGAGGTTCAAAAAATGGCGAAAGATAAAAGTAATTACGAGGAAATTCCGGTAGATAAAAGGATCTCGAAGGCGGAAAGAAAAATTAAAAGTTTCTTTAAGAATATAGACGACGATAAAAAAAGGTTTATCGCCGATCCGATTCATCAGCTCGCCGTAACGCAGATCCTCCTCGAACGGCTATCAAACGAGCTCGAAAAAGGCGACGTAATCGAGATTTTCGAGCAAGGAAAACAGCGTCTACGCCGGGAAAATCCGGCGTTAAAGTCGTATAACACGACCATAAAAAGCTACACGGCTCTATTTAAGCAGCTCCTTGATCTCCTGCCAAACACAGAGGCAGAGAAAGCGGGGCAAGCGTTAATGTTGTTTGCGACGAAGGCGAACGCGAAGAAATGAATTACGTTCTCGAATACGTCGACAAGATAGCTTCGGGAGAGATAACAACGAGCCGCCGGGTGAAGACGGTTTACGAGCGAATCGCGAAAGAGATTAGAGAGCCGGATCCGGATTCGCAGTATAGATTCGACGAGGATCAAGGAGAGCGCCCGATAATGTTTATCGAGACGTTCTGCAAACAATCGCAAGGATCACTCGGAGACGAGCTCAGGCTTGAATTGTTCCAAAAGGCATATATTCAAACGCTCTTCGGATTTGTGGAGAAAGAGACGGGGTTCCGGAGGTTCAGAGAAACGCTTTTCCTATGCGGACGGAAAAACGGTAAATCGACGCTGCTCTCGGGAATCGCGCTCTATATGCTGATCGCCGACGGAGAGGGAGCAGCAGAAATCTACTCGGTAGCAACGAAAAAAGATCAAGCGAAAAAGGTTCTCACAGAAGCCGTGAATATGATTAAGCAATCTCCGGAGCTTCGAGCGGTCGTGAAGAAGCGTCGGAACGACGTTTATTTCCCGGCTACAAGCTCGTTCTTCGAGGCGCTCGCGTCCGATTCTAACACGCTCGACGGATTGAATAGTCACGCAGTAATAATCGACGAGCTTCACGCGATCCGAGATCGAAACCTTTACGAAGTTATGAAGCAGAGCACGAGCTCACGACGTCAGCCGCTCGTCGTAATGATTACGACAGCCGGAACCGTGCGGGAATGTATCTTTGACGATATGTATAAATATGCGTCAGACGTCGCGGACGGTATGACAAAGGACGAAGCTTTTCTCCCTGTTCTATATGAGCTCGACAGCCGGGAGGAGTGGACGGATCCGAACGCTTGGTATAAAGCGAATCCCGGTCTCGGAACGATAAAGCAGTTTAAGACGCTCGTTTCCTTCGTGGAGAGGGCGAAAAACAATCCCGCAGATCTTCCTGGCGTTCTATGTAAAGACTTCAACGTCAGAGAAAATTCGTCGGTAGCGTGGCTCTCCTTTGAGGAGATTAACAATACGGAGACGTTCGAGCTTTCGGACGTGGAAAACACTTACGCGATCGGCGGCTGTGACTTATCCGCAACGACAGACTTAACAGCGGCGACGCTGCTTATCCGGAAGCCGAAAGACGAGACGATCTACGTTATGCAACAGTATTTCTTACCGGAATCGAGAGTAGAATATCTCGAAGATAAGAACACAAACGAAGCTCCCTATCGTTTGTGGGCTGATCGTGGGCTTCTCACGATCTGCTCCGGGAACCGCGTCAATTATTCAGACGTGACGGCGTGGTTCTCTAAAATGAGAGACGAGCACCGAATAGATCCGTATAAGATCGGCTACGACCGAGCACTTGCGGGCTATTGGGTGGAAGAAATGAAAAATAACGGTTTCGTAATGGAACAAGTGGCGCAGGGCGCGTTCACGTGGTCTCAACCTATGCGGGAAATGGGAGCGGCGCTCGGAGGTCATATCGTAAACTATAATAATAATCCCGTTCTGAAATGGTGTCTGTCGAATACGGCGGTTCAGAAGAGCGGGCTAAATAATATCGTTCCGAAGAAGATCACAGACAAGAGGAGAATCGACGGAGCGGTTTCCCTTCTGAACGCTTGGGTAGTTTACGTAAGAGATTACGATGATTATATGTATTTTGTGGGGTGAATGTATGGGCTTATTTCAGATAATTTTCGGCAGACGCCCGGCTTCCGCTCCCGGACACGGACAGCTTGCAGAATTTAGGCTTTTGAACGGATACGATAATTCGTTTACAGCGTTTTCCGGGAACGCGTGGAGCGACGACAAGGTGAGAGCTGCCGTCGATTCGTTCGCGCGAAGAGCGGCTGTCGTGCAGCCGAGGCACATAAGAAGAAACGACGGGAAAGAGATCCCGGTTTCGGACAATCTGAACAGGATTTTACAATTCGAGCCGAATCCGTATTCGACGGCGTATAAGTTCTATTACCGGCTCGCGGCGAATTACAAGATTTTCAACGGAGCTTTTATCTTTCCGGTTTGGGATCAGTTCACCGGGGAGCTGAAAGCGCTTTACAACATAAACGCTTCGGACGTCCGCTTAAAAGAATACGAGGGCGAAATGTTCGTGCAGTTCAGCTTTACGAACGGGAATCAATACACGTATCCGTATTCGGAGCTGATCTATATCGGCG